GCCGACCACCGTCCAGAGCCTGCTGGTTTTTTGCAGCGGAGGTAAGCTCCAGTTGCTTGACGAAGTCTCGATCTTGCAGGGCCAGCATTACGCCCAGCGGATCAGGTATCTTGCGGGGATCGACACCAGCCAGCAGCTGCTTTTTGACGTTGGTGACGCGTGACGGCGTAACACCCTGAGCTTTGGGATCACCACCCGTAACTCCGCCGTCCGCATACCCTTTGATCTCGCCACCATCTTTTCTGCCAAACGCCTGCGACAGACCCAGTGCGCCCAGCCCCAGACCACCAATCTGTGAAATGGCCGACGGCTGCTGCTGGTAGGTATACATCGTCTGTTGCGGCGCAACAACAGAGCCGCGAAGCAGAGAACTCAGGAACTGCAACTGAGACTGCGGGTAGAGCTGCTGCCGCATGAACTCTTCATACCCGATATCGCGCTGCTGTTGACCCTGAGCCTGCTGCATAGCGCCCGCACGTTGTTGCGCTTCAAGGGCCGCCGCTTGTTGGCCAAACCCCGTCTGACCCAGCTGGCCAAATTGACCGCCCAACTGCCCAAGCATCCCCGCGCCCTGAAGCCCGAGGTTGGCACCAAACTGTCGTGACTGCTCCCCGGCCTGAAGCCCTGCCAGCCCATATTGAGCAGCGAGTTGAGCGTTCTGTTGGGCAAACTGATTGGCAGCCTGCGATTGACCAAGTGCCTGCTGCTGCGCTTGGAGTTGTGCGGCTTGATTGAGCTGTTGAGACTGCATACCCGTCTGAGCACCGAGGCCCTGCGTCTGCAACAGCGCTTGAAGGTTCTGTTGGCCTGTAGTCAGCCCCGCTTGCTGATTAGCAAGGTTCGCCTGCTGACGCATTTGTTGGTTGGCCATCATGGCCTGCTGCCTAGCCTGTTGATTGGCCAGAGAAGTCTGCAGACCTGTTTGAGCGCCCAGTTGCTGCACCCCAAGGGCAGACTGAAGGTTCTGCCCGCCAACGGTGAGACCGGCCTGTTGATTAGCAAGATTCGCCTGCAGTTGCCGTTGGGCATCTGTTTGATAGGCTTGCTGCGCTTGCTGGTAGGCTGATTGAAGCCCTTGCGCTTGGATGTCACCCTTCTGTGTTGCCAGATTTCGAGCGGCTTCTGCTTCCATGATTGCCTGACGGGAGCCGCCAAATGCACCAACACCGACAGCTTGCGCACCTCGTTGAGTCCGGGCGATATCCGCTTGCCGTTGCGCTTCCCTCTGCTGCACATCCACCACATTCTGCATGTAGGGTGACATGTAAGCTTCGGCAGTTCCCGGGCGGGCAAACGACCCCGTCCTCGCTCTCTCGGCGGGGCCCATCTGAAATGTCTGAAGATTCGGATTGTAGTTTGTTTGAGCTGCGCCGGTCTGTGCGCCTTGCACTCTTTCAGCCGGACCCATCTGATATTGCTGCAGATTAGGCGCTTGGGTACTAAGATACTCCAGCCCCATGCCTTGGAACTGCGGCGCTTGGTATGTCTGTTGGGGGGCCATCGGTTGATACTGACTAGCCTGTGCGGCTTGACCTGCAGCCAATCCCGTGAGTCCTGCACCTGCACCGATTAGCGGCGAAGGCCCGAGGTTTTGCACACCCTCAAATGCTTGTTGCTGCATCGGGGTAAAAGGTGCGACACGTTCGCCGGTGTAGGGTTGATACTGCACGTTGGACGCGGTAGTCCCCCGCGTCATAATGTCCTCAAAATAAGGACGTGCGTATTCCGGAATATTAGACTGCTGAACAGTCTGAGTGGATGGTGCCGGTGCCGAGCCGCCGCCTTTACCCATTGCTATCTCCTAGCGGTAACTCACAGGTTACCCATTGAACTTGGTTGCCATCATTGGCGAATAGTTTGATCCAACCTTTGCGCCCCGTAAATTCGATGGCGTTGCATTGCGTATCCTTTGCCCAGCGGCGCAACAGCGCCAGCATGGGGGCTTTCCAGAGGTGGAGCTCGTCCCCACCACAGAAGTGCATCGTCAGCACCCGCTTGTTGGGATAGTCTGTGAATCCGGTGACGACTGCCCCATAGTAGACCGGGCCTTCTTCAAAGGCAACCCAGAGGTTATAGTCCGGTCTCTGAGTCACCAAGTCATAAATATCGTCTTCGTGATACCGACCAAACGTATACTCCGCTGCCTTGTCCATAAACTCCTGCACATCCGGCCAACACTCATGGACATGCTCTTGGGGGATCAAACTGACCATCATGCCCGACGGGCTGACTTCTCAGCTTGCTTCATCAGGGCGTAGAACTTCTTGGCCCCTCCCCGGCGTTTGACCTGATCCCTTGGGACGTAGGCTTCGCCGTTGGACAGCAGCGCCGGACGCCTGCCCTCGATCGTCGTAGGAATAGAATCGCTGGTGCCAGTTCCCGGGCCCCTGATGGGGATCGATCCAAGACCAGCAGCCGCTGCACGTTGACCCCGGTTGTTACTACCCCCGCCAATACCGTCCACCGCTCTCTTAGTGAGAACAAAACCACCATCTTCAAGCTCTGGTACAGACGGCACCTCACCACCTTTGGCCGCAAGGAAGTTGGGCTGCAGGATACCTCGATCGGTAAAGTAGTAGCCACCCGGAGCCGACGGGTCATAAGGACGCTTACTGGGGCCTTGTTTCCGGTAGTTCGACGGCCCTTGTTCCGGCGCGGCGAAATTAAGTTCAGGTTGGTCAAACCCACCCATTAGTCCGGCAACACCAGCGGCACCTGCAACTTTTGAACCCGTGGAGGGGAACTGCTGGCCGAGGGCTTGCATGAAGGAGGGTTTTGAGGGCGTGACTTCCGGTGCCATGCTCATCTGATCTGCATTGGGGGTGAATGTCGGGATTGACGAAGTCGCAGCGGTATAGGTGGAAGGCCCACCGGGTAGGTATTGCTCTCCGGGAAACGCCAGTGGCAGTTGCGAGGACGCAGCTTCTGCCGCTCCGGGGAACACCGCCGGGTTAGCTAGTTGGTTCCCCCCGAAAAGCTGTGATGCCGCAGTATCCGTGGCCGAGGCTCCAGACTGTAAGAACGCGTTTCCGGGCACCGCAGGCATTCCCCCGGTTATCCCAGCACCAGCAGCCTCTGCTCCACCCCCGAACAACCCTGACTGCATACCCGCCCCTAAACCACCACCAATGCCATAGCCACCGAGGCCACCTGTCAAAGCACCCATTAGCGGGTTTTCTTTGTTGGTCAACGCCCCCGTGATCCCGCCTGCCACAGCGCCGGTGCCTGCCGCCCCTAGCCCGAGAGCACCTGTAGCTGCGCCAGCAGCAGGTCCCAAAATAGCAACCGCAGCAGCTGCGGCCAGCGCGGGAAGGATGTTCTTCAGAAACCCTGCTTCGGGAAGTCCGGTATGTGGATTGATGGTCAGGGAGCCGCCGTGCGCGAGCGCAATAGCCTGTAGACCCCGCACTTCTCCGGGGGTCATGTGAACCAGCATCTTGTCTTCGCCACGCCCGAGGGCGGCCAAACCAGCGGCGGTGTCTCTCATAAAACCCCCAAAGTTTTCAACATAATATCACGCATAAACAACCTCCGGAACATCCGACACCCGGGCTACAGTCAGAATTACGGATGGGGTGGTGGGACGGGTCGGATTGGACTGTGCAGCTAATTGCTGAATGCTGACATTGGAGCTGTCGGTACACCACATCAACTCAAAAAAATCCCCTGCCGCCGCCGTAACAAAATAGTTCCAAGCCGCAATTAACCGGCCATCCGTAGAGCCGTGCTTTGCAGGTATCGAAAGATCACCGTTGGAGTCCGGAATATCTACTCCGTTTTGTCGCGCCCATATACTGGCTGATTGGTCATTAGCGTTTGCGTTGATAAATTGAATACTGAACTGGATATTGTAAATCCCTGCGGTTTCAACTGTGACCTTGGTCGGCAACGTGCCAGTGATGGTGGTACTGGAGACCGTCTGTGAAGTGCTAACCGTGTAGGTGCCCGTCAAACCTCCGCCGGTACCGAATGCCGTGATGGTAGTGCCTGCAGTAACCCCGGTGCCGGTAATTGGCATCCCGATATAGATTGCTCCATCCGCAGGAGCTACCGTTACCGTCAGCGTAGTCGCCGCAATGTCCCCAGTGAACGTAATTGACCGGTTCGCAACCGTAACCCCTTGGCTCAGGTCTGTACTGTTTAAACGGACAAAGTACGCACGGGTCGTGTCTCCGTCCGTCTGATCACTGTCGTCGTAGAAAGAACCATACGAAAACGAAAGGTAGTCACCGCCTCGCGGCCCAAATAAGTTGGAGAGACCGTTGTCTACTGTATTGAAGTAAACCCGCAGCTCGCGGTTGAGCTGGTCGTGATACATCGCCTGATACTGCTGCGGCGCATTGATGAGGTTGGGGGCGCGGGATGCTTTGAGAATCGGCATTACGATTTCCTGCCATCAGGACGGATATCAATACGAGGGGCACCCAACTGCCATGCCACACCCTGCCCGGTAGACCTAATCTCGAACGCCATTTGACGCCCCCGCACCCGAGTGTAGACCTGACCGGTGAACTGCTGCACCGTGTAAACGCGCTGGGTGTTGTAGCTTTGGGCGCTAACCACGCCCGGGGCACTGGGGGCTCCGTAGGCAGTACCAGAGTTTTGTCGGGGTTTACACACCATAGTGACTTCCGGGTAGACCGGAGCAGCGGTTGTTGAACCATCAAAAGTCAGGTCAGGCAGTATCCGCCACACAAACCCGTAGTTGTGCCCGTCGCCAATGTCAAAGTCCGAAGAACTGATATACGCTTCGATCGGCACCAACGTGGCGGTAGAGTTGTCGTCATTCCCGACCTCGTGATACATGACCTGATTGGGCACAACCAAAGGCACTACCGTATATGCTGTGTGAGACGCTGCTGTTGTCGAGTTAAACCCACGAACGCATCCGTTTAATGCGACGGAAGTCCGGCTACCGTAAGAGATTTGCTCACTGTCAATTTGGATAACCCCAGAGGCCGGGTAGCTGGAAGCATCCAAAAGGTTGATGGTCGTGACGGACGAGTCGATTGCTGCGGAGAGATAGCTGGTCTTTATGCTAAACGCGCCCATCGGGTTCCTTCTTAATGAAGAATCCAGCCATGCCGTGCGGTTCAGGTTGCCGTAATACCAGATATTATCCAAGTAGTTGTATATGACATACCGGTCGTTGACCGTGCTGTTCGCGGATGGGTAGTGCCACCACACTTCGCTATATTGCTCATTACCCCCGGCGACAACTTGGTAAAACTGACTGGTGTTAAGGTCGTTAAAAATAAATTGCCTTATCGAGCAAGGCAGTGTCTGCACACGACCGTCATACATATAAAACTTATCAATACCCATCCAGAACATGATATTACTGGAGCCCACCACCGCATTGGGGGAAGCGATTGATACGCCGTCCATCAACAGGTTTACACCCCAAACATAGGGTGGTCCAAGGTATTGCATTGAGTAGATGGCGCTGTCCGACCAGACCACAAACTCCTGCCTGCCATGACGAGCAGTAACAAGACGAGAACCGTGGGACAGCCGGATTTCACCTGCCTGATTTGTAGCGGCGGGCACCCATTCATAAATGTTCTCTTGGTCTGACCACCGCACCAGCATGGGTTCAAACTCGGTCTCAGAGTCTGTCGGGTCATAGGGATTGGCACCGATGCAAATAGCAAAACGCTGCACCCCGGAAGTATGGATTTCAAATACCCGGTTGGGCACAAAGTCGCCGTCGTAACCAGCGGTGTTTGCAAGACTCTCCAATGTCACGGCGCGGGGTGGGCTCGTAGTGGTATCCACCACCCAGTAATAAATAGCACCCTCACGAATGGCGGCAACGAGGTCTTGGCCGTAGTTATCCAGTGACCACAGACGGAGAGCGTTAGTCTCCTGAACCACAGCGGTGCCAGAGAACTCTTCGCCCCAGCCGTCACGACCCCACGGGCCAACACCCCAACCGGTGCTGAGAGACGCTATGGAGTTACCGGAGTTGACCTGATACGCCGCAGAGACCGAAGCTCCACCACCAGACCCCGTAGCGGTAGCGGCAGTAGCGAGGATGATGTTATAGCTGTTGGCATCAACTATCGTAACGATCTCATACTCACCGTTGAAGACCGTATAGTCTGCACCGGTAGCGCCGGAGAATGTAACGTATGTGCCTACGGTTACGCCGTGAGCTGTATCAGTTACGGTGACAAGTTTACTACCGGTAGTTATTGCAAACGGGTTGTTGTTGATGGTAACTGTGGAGCGGATCGGCGTGACATCATAAAACGCACCACCGTTCTCAATGTAGAGCTTTTGCTCCGTGCCGAGGGAAAGCAGGTTACTGCTGTTGAGCGTGATCCAGTTCCACAAGTTACGGCACACGCCCTTGTAGGTGTTTGCAACGCCCGCAACAGACGCAGCGAGGTTCTGCCAGCCACCAATCTTTTCAGGGTACCCAGAACGGAAACGAATCTTGTCCCCGTCATACCAACCTCCTTCACCGGCGTAATTGGTGTTCTCGCGGTTGATACCCGGTTTAAACTGCAGCTTGGATAGTGGCATGTGTTACCTCACGCGTACGGGCGTGTGCCCTGCTTATCGATAATCAATCGGGAGTTACGAGGTTTAGCGTCCGGCGTATTCGGCACAGAGATATGCGTCCAAGAGTCAAACTCAAGAATGATCTGATCAAACGGCACCCCGGCAGTAATGCAGGCTTCCACTACCTCCCGAGGCTTCATACCCGGCACTCGAATGTCCGCAGCGCAGCCTAGCCGGTGCTGGCTGGTGTCTCTTGAGCCTACAGAGTCGTTGACCTTTTTAGACCGGAACCCGCTGTTAATCATGACCGGCTTACCGCCAACTGCCGTCTTGACCTGTTGAAGTAAACCCGCCAGCCGTTTTAGGTTCTCAACTTCCTGCTCGTTGGGCGTGTTATCCCATCCGTTCCGGTCAGCAGCTTCGGAGCGGGTCAGCTCGGCGAGGGAGAAGTTAATGGTCAGTTGAGTCATTCCTTGGCCTTCTTCATGCCGATAATTTTTTCAAGAGTCCTGCCTCCAAAATAGAAGGACATTATCAGCATACCCCACTGTCCAAGAAGTTCGACGTAGTTGTTGTTGACTTCAATATTCCATGCCGACATTAGACCAAATGCGGTGTAAGTAATCAGGATAAACACCAGCGTCATAGGCCGGATGTTCTTGGACAGCCAGCTATCGCTGCTCATGTCCGCTTGAAGGCGCTTCGTCAGTTCCTCCTGCTCGGATACATCGGCGTTCAGTTGAGCCAATTCACCATTCTGCTGCATTTCCAGCAGCTTCAGTTTTGCTTGTTCCGCAGCTTGAGCATCGGGGAAGAACTTATCAATCAGCTTTGCGCCAACCGATAACAGTGCGGGAATTGGAATCATTTTCCAGAAACCTTTGTAACAATACCCGCCCAAAGCGCCGCGCCAATAGCTACAAACACCGCTGCTATCAATGCCATTGTTCCGTAATCTGAATACTTGCGAAGTCTTTTTCCAAAACGTAAGTCCTCTCGGAATTCTTCAACCTGCTGCGGGTCGTCAATATCAACACCAAGAATTGCAAAAACCTTTTTTACTGATTTATCGGCAATATCTTGGCATTGCGGATTAGACAAACAATCCATTTATACACCCGTAAAATTTTATTAAAAAGTGCTCAAATTGTATAGCACTTCTTCAGGGCCAACAAACTTGTTTTCGTCAAAATCTACGGACTCCCACCATAAAAATTGATTTTTTGATAAACAATCTTTGCTTTTTAGTAAATTGATATTCTCTGGATAACCATAAATTTTAGGGTCTGATACCGACCACAATACTATTCCCCGCTTTCCAGACAATGATGCTAAATGCTGGATAAAACTATCGCAGGAAATCCATACTCTACATTCATATATTAACTTTTTAATGTCTGAGATTGGTAGATTTTTCCTAAAATCATTAGTTAATTGTTCCTCACCGTCTATTCCAACTTGGATTATTGGTTCATCTATCCCTTTTAAAACCTCTTTCCAAAACGGATAGTTTTTAGGATTAGTTTTTCCATTGGTTAGTTTTTTGGAGTAAGGGCTAATCAAAATCATAGATATAACTTTCTGTATGCTTTTTCTATGCTTTCAGTCCAATTCCATTCCGCCATTTTCTTGTAGATATTCCACTGGTCTAAATCGCCAAACAATGCGTAGGCTTCCGCAATAGACTTACAAGGTATGATTTCTGGATAACACCCAAATACAACCGGGTTCTTTATCTCTGGAAGAATCTTGCTTAATACTACGTGGTCGCCCATTCCGTTGTTTAAAACAACAATAGTTTTTTCTTTATAGTTAATAATATTTCTAAATATCTTTTCGTCATGGTCAAACATTTCCTGCTTTTGAACTGCACGTATTCCACCTTGCGGGTTTTTCATGTGCCAAGTTACAGCGTTAGGCACGACTAATAATTTATAACCTTTTTGGTGTAGACCGTAGGAAAATAATGTTTCTTCTCTATGCGCTACCCTAGATAATCCCAAATTGTAATCGTGTATCGCGGCACGATACAGAAATGAACAATGTAAATGCTCAACAGATTTTAATTGTTTAATGTTTTTCCATTGAACGCTAGGCTCGGTATCAATATTTTCCAAAAGTCCGGTAGATTCTGTATTCTCAAAAAACAACGGAGGGGTAAGTATTGCGCCGCCAATAGCCCCGACCTTTGGCGTTATATGTTTTGATAAATTCTTTAATACGTTAGGTTCTGGTATTGCATCATCGTCAACGCGCCATACCCAATCAAACCC